TCAGGCCCGTGTAGAACGGGGCGCGGACAACGTGGAGGTGCCCGCGGTCGACGCGACTCTGGCCGGCGCTGTAACCGTCGAGGGTCAGGGCGTAAGGAATCGTCCACAGTACCGAGCGGACAGGCGACGTCGGGATGTCTGCCGAGTCGACCTTGACCGTCCATGTCGGCCACCGGAGCGTGCAGCCGGCGGAGCCAACGACGAACGCGTGCGGCACGGCATCGGCCAACTCGAGCACGCCATAGGCACCGACGCCCGCGACGTTGCTGACCACCCGCAGGACCCGGACCGGGAACTGGCCCCGGCCTGCGGCGTCGATGCGCGCGGACTGCGGCTCGCCTGCCGACCACGAGGCGGGCAGGCCGTCCGTACCCCACGTCACCGTCAGTTGCCGGCGATCGGCAGAGATAGCCGTGACGGTGTCGACGCCGCGGACAGCGGACATGGCATAGGCAACGGTCGCCGCGGCCCACTGAATCGAGAGCGTCGGGGCGGACTGCGCCTCGCCTTCGGGCGCCACCCAATCGAAGTAGAAGTCGGACCCGATGGCCAGCTTGCGGGCACTCATCGGCGCTTGCTCATCGCGGCGATGCCCGCGGCGGCCACGTCGGCGGCAGTCGCCGGCCGGTAGCCGCGGCGCTCCGCCGTCTGTCGGTGCATCTGCACCCACTGGTGGCGGCAGTTGTACCCGCCCCCGTGCAACAGTGCGGGCATCCCGGGTTGATTGTTTCGGAGGCTGCCGACCTGGTCGCGGGTCCAGAACATCCGGTCCTTGGAGATGAGCGCCGCGCAGAACGGACGCTGCAGCCCGTCGACCGGGCCGACGTACAGCCAGACCAGGCGGTCACCATCCGGGTCCGCAGCGTGCGCGGTCTCCGCGGCGACGAGGCGGTCGAAGGCGGCGGTTTCCGTCCGGGCCTCGGTGTATGCCTGCGGGATGGAGAGGCGGGTCTCGTCGGCGATGGTCTCTGCGGTCTCCTTTAGGGAGACCCCGAAGAGGGAGCCGTTGAGGCCGCGCAAGACTCGGTTCCCAAGCGGGCGGGTCACGGCGGTATCCCAGAACGCGGCCTCGTTCTGATACTGCCCGGTCAGCGCGGCGGTGTAGCCCTCGGAGTCGAGGCGGGCGTCGTCCCGTTTGATGATGTCGGCGGCTTCGGCGGTCTCTTCCGCGAGGGCGGACAGTTCCCGCAGACGCTCGACCCACGCCTGCTGGGTCGCGGCCAGGATGGGGTTGCCGTCCTCGTCGACGATGCCTTCGAGGATATCGAGGCAGTCGTCGAGCTGGACGCCCAGAACGTGCAGCCTGATCTGCTCCGGCGTGCCGGCGCCGATGCTGGCTTCGATGGCGGCGGCGATGCGGTCGGCGAGCTTCGTGAGCCCTGCGGCGACTTCCTCGGCGGCCTTGTCGGTCAATGCCTCGCGGGCTTTGAGGAGCCGGTCTACCGCGTCGGGAAGCGGCTGGCCTGCGAGCAGGACGACGCCGGATGAACAGGCGTCGTCGAAGAGATGCGGCCCCACCGCGCCGGGATGCGGGGGCGATGGGGCGAGGTTGAACACTACTTGCCGGCCTTGCGGGCGGGCTTCGCGGGGACACCGGCGGCCGGCTTCGGGGCGTCGCCAGACTCCGGCACGATGTCTTCCACGGGGACGAGGCAAGGTGCGCCGTCGATGCCCGGGCACCCCTCCTCAACGTGCGCCGCCCATTCGTCGGTGACGTCGTACACGCGACCGGACACCATGGCCTCGCCGCTGACGCGCGCCGATCCGGGGCATGCGCCCGGGTGCTCAGGCAGGAAGCGGCGCAGCATCAGACGCAGTCCGTGACGGTCAGGCCCAGGTTCGCCGCGAGCTTGACCTCGGTGCAGACCTGCTCACACCAGACCTTGACGCCGTCGCCGAGCGTCTTGGCTACGTCCTCGGTTCCGGCGATCATCGGCGAGGTGAAGTTCGACATGGAGCCGTTGGCCGACGCGGGCTGCGTCGAAACCTCGTCGATGCCGATGGCGGCCACGCGGGAGGCGCGGACGTCCGTTCCGGCGGTGACGGCGTTGGGGTTGCCGAGGCACCCGATCCACATCGTATCGGCCCAGACCGCGGCCTCCGAGTGCGCCTGGCCGAGAGCGGCCGAGTTGTACCGCGCCTTGCCGATGTGGAGGGTGAGCCCCCAGACGTCCATGAAGATGGCCTTGAGGTCGGCGTCTTTCAGGACCCGGTCGACCGCTCCGCCGCCCGAGGTGGTGAAGTACAGCCCGCGCATGTTGGGATGTGCGCGGAGGTGGGCGCAGGTGGTCCGGTCGATGATGGCGTGGGTGGCGGAGGCGCCGTGCGCGGCGTCGGAGAACGTCTCCAGCACCTTCGTGATGTCCTCCATCGCCTTGCCGGTGGGATCGGAGAACTTGACCCCGGAGCCGGCCGCGATGGAGGCGCACGCGACCGTGGTCGTCCAGTTCGCCGTGGTCTGGAAGAGGGTCTTGACGCGGATCTCCTCGCCCAGGGCCATCGCCGACTGCACGGCAATGGCCTCACGCGACAGCAGGTCCTCGGGGAACTGCGACCGCGCGAGCTGCTGAGTCGGGATGGGCTCCGACGCCAGCGAATACACCTTGCAGGTGTAGGAGACGGTGGTCGGATCCGTCGTGCTCATCTTGGCCATCGGCCCGCCGGGCGCCCGCTCCAGGCCCTGCGACGTGCCCATGAAGCTCGTGTGCGTGTCCACGAAGATGGTGCCGGTGTAGGCCGGGTTGGCGACCGAGATGCGCGGGAGCACGTCGCGACCGATGAGTTCGAGGGGCGGCCGGGTCGTCGAGACGACGCCGGAGAGAATGGGACTGACCGGGTAAAGGGTCGAGAATGCGACAGGCATCTTGGCCCCTTATCCTTCGTAGTGGGCGGGGCCGAGGAGCATGAGGATCTCATCTCCGGCCGCGGCGGTGCAGGTGCCCTTGCGGGAACCCAGGAAGGTCGCGATCTGCTTGTCGTTGGCCGTGCAGGCCATGGCGACACCGGCGGCGCCGGAGCACAGCGCGTGATTCGTGCCCAGGGTCAGGGTCTCGCCGGCGATGCCGATGACGACGCCGACACACTTGATCTCCATGACGTCGTTGTCGGCGTAGGTCTGGGCCGACGTGCCGACGCAGAGGTCGGTGCCGCCCGTGCCGTGGATGGCGTCGGGCAGGCCGTCAGCGGCGACCGAGGCCGCCAGCTTCACCAGCTTGTGCTGAGTGACGGCGGCGGCGGCGCGGCCGTTGATGGATCCGATGATGTCGGCCATGTCAGCCCACCTTCCGCGCGAGCTTGATCGCGTCCATGAACGAGAGGCCGGGCGTTGCCGACATCAGGACGTGAGCCGCGGCGGCCTCTTCGAGCTCGGTCTTCGGCTTGGGGTCGGGGACCGTCCCGCCGTGCCCGAGGGCGGCGACCGCGCGGGTGGCCGGCATGTTCGCCAGGATGACCCCGGCGGACTCGGCCGGCAGGCTGGCGAGGGTCACTCGCAGCTCCGGCGAGACGACCACGCCGCGGGCGTCGTGCGTCCGCAGCAGATCGGCGAAGTCCCGCGCCTTGCGGTCCGCGTCGAGCGCGTCGACCCGGGCGGCGAGGCTGGTCGCCTCGGTCTCGCGGTTGGTCAGATCGGCCTGGAGCTGCACGGCCTTGGCGTCTGCCTCGGTCGCGCGCTTCTCCGCATCAGTCACCCGCGCCAGGAGGGACACATGGTCCACCCGCGCCAACGTGACCACGTCGGGGTTCGGATCGGCCAAGGCCGCTCCCTCCTGAGTCCCGGCACTCCGGGCCTCCGTGACAGGCCGCGAGAGTGCGACCGAATCGGTGGTGTCCTGCCGCGGCGTGGGCGTCAGGGACACGGAATGCAGGATGCGGCCAGGCATCGGCGCCCCGGTGCGGGGGTCGTGCGGCTGGCCGAGAAGAGTGGGCGAGAGATAGAGCAGGCCCGGCGAGGCGGCCAGCATGGCGGCGCCCGCGTCGGTCCATTCGGGCGTGCCCCATAGGCCGGACCCGGGGCGGTGCTCCAGCTCGACGAGGCGGCCATACAGCGGGACGTCGCCACCGCCGCCCGATGCCTGTGCTCGATACAGCGCGTGGCCGTGGTCGATGGGGACGCTGAAGCCGGCGCCGCTGGCGGCGAGGGCCACTGCGGCGCATAACTCGTCAGTGACGTCGAGCAGTCGGTCCCCCGTGCCCTGGTCGAACAGCGGCCCGAGTCGGAGTAGCTGCACGGGCCGACCGCGCGCCAGCCCGAGAGCAGGCGGCGCATGAACCGGGAGCGAGTCGCACAGGATGGCCGACGCCACGGCGGGGGAGTCGAGAATCATCGGGCGCGAACTCCACCGGCCGGCATCGGGGCGGGCATCCCACGCGGGGGTGCCGGCTGCACCGCGGCCACCGGGGCAGGCGGGCGGTTCTCCGGGTCCTCAGGCGGCATCTCACCGGCCTGCCGGAGCGCGTCGCGGAGGTTGTCGTCGACCCGGATGAGACCGGCGGCGACCAGGGCGGGGAGGTCCGTCAGCTTGTCCCAAAACACTTCACTGGCGAGCCCGTCGAACCGGAGCCGGGGCATCGCCTCGTCGGGCTCGTCCGGCCCGAACTGCCAGCGGACGGCGCGGGCGATGAACGGAGCGAGCGAGCGGGAGAGCCAGTCGAGGACGCCCGCCGCGTGGTCGTTGCGGACGCTGAGCATCACCTCGGCCAGGTTGTACGACCCGCCCGAGCCCGCGCTCCCGAGCATCAGCAGCCCGGCGGCGAAGACCTGCAGGATGCGGCGCCAGGAAGCGTCAATGGCCGCCTGGAACTCGTACATGTTGCCGACGCTGTTTCCGAACACGCCGACGGTGAGCCAGTCGTCATGCCGAATGAACGCCTGCTGGTGAGCGGCGAGGCGGGCGCAATCGGCGTCGACGGCGGTCAGCGCGGTCTTGATGGTCGCCTCTGTCTCGCCGGCATTGAGCGCAGCCTGTCGGTTGACGATGACCTCCGGGTAGGGGACGGACCAGCGGCGGGCGGTGACGATGGAGAGCTGAGCCAGCGCGGTTGCGTCGGAGACCTCGGGCTCAACAGCGCGGAGCATGCCGGTGCCATCGAAATCGGTCGGACCCGTCGGGCGCCATGCCATGTGCAACGCCTGCGACATTGGAATGTCGGTGGCGTTGGCCGCCCACCCGTTGACCGGGACCTGCTTGACCGCGACGAGGCGGTCCCGTTCGTCGACCACCCACTCGGAGACGGAGGCAGGGTCGCGCCACCGGAGGCCGGTGTACCAGACGCCGCCGGCCTGCTCGGCGACGGTCTCCCAGACCCCGAACCCGAACAGCGGGACGGTCAGAAGCTCCTCGAAGAGCTGCGGCCAGACCGTCCCAATGGGCGAGGTGCAGCCGATGCCAAGGCAGGCCGCGACGTGGGCCGCGTTGCGCTCGCCGTTCGGGTGCGTCGCCGGCTCCACCGTGGCGGTCGGGATGTGCATGCCCTGCAGCCAGACGTCGAGCCCGGCCATGACCGCCGGGTGACGAAGGCAGATCCGCTCGGCGGTGACGGCGGCGCGCTTCGTGGCCAGCCGTCGGTTGTGCTCGAACGGGTTCGACGTCCCATACGGCCGGACGCCCGCGCTCCCCTTGACCGACTCGGCGCGCTGCCCGTCGTCCAGAAGTGCGTCGCCCTGCGCAGCCGTGGGGTTGCCGTACACGCGCCCACTATGCTTTGACAAAATGTCACGGCGCAAGGCCGGTTTGCCAAATTGACAAAAGCGTGTGCCAGAATGTCAACCATGGCCACCACCGACGCACTTGACCGCGTCGCCCTCTGCGGCGAGGCGTCCCGCCGCGCCTTGGATGTTGTCGACGGCATGGCTCGGTGGGTGCTCGACCCGACCGACCCGGACGCGAACCGGGCGGCGTGGCTCTGACCTAGCGCACATCCCTCGCGTGGTCGAGGTAGGCGTCCCGGGCGGGCGCCTCGCGGGGAGGGGCCGGGGCTGCGTGCGAGACAGTCCCGATGTGCCAGAGGTCCGGCATGGCCATCACCAGGTAGCGGACTGTGTCGGCGCCGTCGTCGTTGCCGTCGCCCTTCAGCGGTTCGCCGTCGTGCCGCGGATCCCACCGATACCCGAGCAGGCACCGCGCGAGGTTGCGCTGCGTCGGGGGCTCGCTCATGCATTTCCGGTACAGGCTCGCCAGCATCATCAGGCGCTTGCGCTCGAACGCTAGCTGCGTCCGCTGGATGCCGGCCATGACCGGGACGCGCGATGGGTCCGTGTTGATTCTCGGCCTCTGCCCGATGCCCTCCGGTGGCGGCAGGCCCCACACTTCAAGCTGCGGCCGGGCTGACTCCTGCGACCGGGAGCGCCCGGCCGGATCCATCCACACCTCGTCGATGGGGGGCTTGCCTCCCTGCTTCCATCCAGCGCGGAGGACGCAGTCGCGCAGGATGATGCTGGCCAGCCGGGAGACCGAGACCCCGTTGACATCGCCGTCCGGCGCCCAGTTGGCGGCCAAGTACCAGACCTTCGATTCGAGGTCCTGCGCTGCGAGGGTCGCAAAGGGGCGGTTGACCCCCGGGTCGATGATGAGTGCGGTCCTGCACCGGGCGTAGTCGAGCACGCGATCGGAGAGGTTGCCGCCGTCGGCCTCGTCCCGCGCGACGAACTCCTGATAGATGGCGCCTTCGGGCGTGTACTCCTCGCCGTCGAGCATGGCGCGGGCGCGGGCCTCGGTCATGGCGGCGCGGAGGCGACCCTCATAGCCGGCGTCGTTGTGCGTGTTGTCCCGCGTCTGCGGGCGCAGGACCAGGCCCCCGGCGCGGGCCGTCTCGGCGCACCACCACGTCCCGATCGGGAGGCCGCTCGTGATGACCAGCGGCGCGCAGAGGTTGCCTGCGAGGTCCAGCACGGCGACGCGAGCGCGCTCCAGGAACACCATCCAATACCGGGCGTCGACCTTCTGGCCCTCGTCCATCAAGACCGCGTGGTAGTTGCCGCCCTCGACCGGGCTCCCTCCCATCATCGGATCGCCGGCCATCTCCAGGTGGCGCATGCGGATGACGGAGCCGTTTGGGAAGTGCCACTCCAGGTCCCCGGCCCGCCAGACGCCACCGACGGACGGAGCCAACTGCATCAAGAACGGGAGGTGGATGTCGCGCAGGCTCTTGTGCGTGTCCATCACCAGGGCGATCTCGGCGCCCGGCCGGAGGTAGGCCAGCATGACCGCGAGCCAGCACAACAGCAGCGACTTGCCCGACCCCTTGCCACCCGCCCATGCGTAGGTGCCGCCCGTCGGACGGAGGATGGCCCGCGCCGCCAACTTCTGCCACCGGAGCGGGGCGAATGCGTCGACGGTGATTCGAGACATCAGGTCGGCGCGCGCGTCACGGAGCGAGCGTGGTCGGCGCCGAGTCGGTCCACCACGGGACTCGAATGCTGACCCCGCAACCGAGCCACCCGCGAGACTCCCACTTCTCCAAAATCCGCATGACGCGGCCGGGGTGAATGCCCAGCCGTTCCGCTTCAACCATCGCGGGGAGCGTCCCTGTCAGCGGGCGCAGCGTGGCAAACAGCGCAAGCTCGTCTGGCCTCCTCATGGCGCGTCGCCCTCAGCGAGCAGGGCCAACGCCGCCCGAACCCGCTCGGCGGCGGAGTCCTGCACCCCGTGGTCGACTGCCACCCTGTCCCCGTAGACCTCAGGCCGCCGACACTTCAGCCAGAACGCCGCAGCTCGCCAGTCGCCGGCCAATGCCGCACCGTCCGCGTGCCGCTGGATGACCCCTGAATACAGGGCCTCGGCGTCCGCGTGCGCCCGCGTCAGGTCGACAAGAAAGGCGGCGTGCTCCGGGTTTGCGTCGGCGGCTGCGCCAAGCTTTTTCCATGCGAGAAGCGTCTGCCTGGAGACGTCGGCGGACTCGCACGCTGCGGTCTCGCTGAGGCCCATGGCGACCTTCTCGCAGATGGTCTCGCACGTCTCGGCAGTGAACTTGGATGGCATGGCCATGCCCCACCCTACCGCGCCCGCCACGCGAATGCTGCAAATGCAAGCGCCGTGTCTACTTTTTGAAGCATTGAGGTGCTATCAATCCACGCATGCCAGTCCCCGCAACCGGCCGCGACTCGCGCGCCGCCGTCGCACTCCAAGCCCCGGGTGACACCGTGCGGGGGCTGGCATGATTCGCCCCGTCCTCGGCGCCGTCGCTCGCGGCCTCGACGACCTGGTCTCCGCGCACTTCGACGTGGGCGAATTGACCGACAAGCGCGGATGGTGGTCGGAGGACGTCGAAGGCGAGGCCCTCCGATACGAACGGCTCGCCCGCCTGTCGCTGGAGCCGGCGCGCGCGATTCTCGGCGTGCCCATGGCGGGCATCTCCGGTGCGCGCCCCCTCGGCCACAATACAAACGGGCGGCCCTCGTCGCTCCACCTCCCGCCCGAGCAGCGGATGGTGGCGCCGATGCGCTACGCCAGGCGGCCCGTTGCCGAGCGGGGCGCCGCCCTTGACTTCGTTCCGCAGGGTCTGTCCTGCGTCGCGGCCTTCTGGCTACTAGACGAGGCCATGCGCGCCGGCCGTCTCCCGCCCGGCGGCCTGTTCTGGTACGGCCCGCGGCAGGGCGAAAAGTACAACTCCGATCCGCTGACCGGTCGGTTCATCCACGTCGACAACCGGGGCGACCTCGCACGCGAGCGGGCCCTTACACCTCGCAGGAGAGTCCCATGATCCGAACCTTCGCCGGGCTGGCATTCGCCACGCTTGCAGCCCTCCTCTGTCTCGCCGGCCCATGTCGGGCGGAGGACGCGCAGGACGTCCGCGGCACCAAGTCGGGATGCCTCGACGTCACCGCCGACGGGAACTGGACGAGCTACACCTCCGCCAGCCTGGAGGATGAGAGCGGGACCGCTGCTCTGGCCGCCTCGCTCTACTGGACGGAGGTGGCCGTCTACAACGGGAGCGCCTCGGTCTACGTCTGCCAGACCGCCGCCGCCTCGTGCCATGCCGCGGGCGACACGACGAACAAGCGAGTGGTCCTGACCGGCGCGGCGTGGGTCCTGCCGGTCCGGGGCAAGGGCGTGCAGACCGTCGCCATCAAGGCCGCGAACGGGACGACCTACCAACTCTGCGGCTACTTCAGGACGACGCCGTGATGCGCGCCTTCCCCGTCCTCCTGATCCTGCTCGCGTGGGGCTCCTACTCCTGGGGCGGCTCCGGCTACGCCCCACCCCCGGTCACCGTCGGAGCCATCGGAGGCCAGCCGGTCGACGCCGCCCTGACCTCGCTCTCGACCGTCTGCGCGGGCGCCGACTCCATCCCCTACTGCTCCGGGGCCGATGCGTTCACGGCCGTGTCGTTCACCACCACCGGGCGGGCCGTCGCATCTGCCGCCAACGCTGCCGCCGTGCGAACCGCTGCCGGCGTGGGCACCATCTCCACCGCGGCCTCGGGCGACTACCTCCTGGTCGCCGGCGAGGCCGTCACCGCCGCGGCTCTCGCGGCCAACGGCGGCAACTGCGCCGGCGACCAGTTCGCCCTCGGAGTCTCGGCGTCTGGCGTGGCGGAGTGCGCGCAGCCGGCGTTCTCGAATCTCTCGGGCGCGGCTGTCGATGCCCAGGTCCCGGACAACATCACGGTCGACCTCGCCACGTCTGCAACGACGGCAACGGCTCTCGCCGCCAACCCGGCGGACTGTGCGGCCGGGGAGTACGCCACCACCATTGCGGCATCGGGCGCGCTGACCTGCGCTGCGGTGGCGTTCTCTCAGGTCACCGGATCGGTCACCGACGGGCAGGTCCCTGACACCATTACCGTCGACCTCGCATCGACCGCGACCGCGCTTGCGGCAAACCCTGCCGACTGCGCCGCCGGGGAGTACGCGGCGTCCATTGCCGCGTCTGGTGCGCTGACGTGCGCCGTCGTCGCGTTCTCGCAACTCTCCGGCGCGGCGGTCGACGGGCAGGTGCCGAACAACATCACCGTCGATTTGGCGGCCACGGCAACCGCCCTCGCCTCGAACCCCTCCGACTGCGGCGCGAGCCAGTACGCCACGGCCATAGCGGCGTCGGGCAACCTGACGTGTGCACAGCCGGCGGCGTCGGGGGTGGCCTACACGCCGGCGGAGGGCGCCAACTGGGAGGATCCGGATCCGACAACGACAGCGGGGGCATTGGACGCGGTCGCCGACGCCACCAGCATCGCCGCGGCGCTGGCTGCGTCCGCACTCCTCACCGCCGGAAACGCCATCACCGGCCTGGAAGACGGCTCCGGCGTGACCGACGCCGCGGCTTGGCGGGCGGCCATCGGGCTCAACGCATCCGTCGTGCCCTATACCCCGGCCGTCGGCGCGGACTGGGGCACGGACCCGGACGACAGCGCGGAGGCCCTTGACCAGCTGGCGCTCCGACTGACCGACGTCGAGGGTGCGGGCGGCGGGACCATCGGCGGGGCGACGGGAGCCAGCGACAACCGCATCATCCGGTCCGATGGGATGGGCGGGGCGACGATTCAGAGTTCGAACGCCGAACTGACGGACGGCGGGGCGCTCTCCGGCATCACGGACATCAGCCTCACCGGGACCGTGGACGGCGTCGACGTCTCGGCCATCCCGGCCACGTACCAGCCCCTCGACGCCACGCTGACCGCTGTCGCCGGGTGGGAATGGACGAGCGGCACCGAGATCAGGACCCTCGTCGCGGCCGACACGTTCAGCACCCGGCGCATCGGGGCCTCTGCGGACAACATCCTCGCCCTCGACGCGGACGCCCGCTACCCGACCGGCGACGGACGGAACCTCACCTATGGCTGCACGTGGGACCTGGACTGGAACGCCGAGCGGGACGGACTCGCCGCCTCGAACGGGTGGACGAACGGCGGGACCGGCGGGACGCACACCCTCGAAGACGACGCGCAGGGCATCGCCCGCGAGAAGATCACCTACGGCGCCGCGGTCACCGGATGGATTGAATACACATCGACGGTCGCCGCCAACGCCGCCGCGTTCGAGTTGGAGATCGATTGGATCCCGGCCATCGAAACCCTGGGCTCGAACATCCGATGGGACGGCGACTCTGACACGTCAGACAAGCGGGTCTCCGTCAACCAGGACGACATGCTGACCACGGGCGGACCCGTCGGGCAGCGGCAGGTGGTCACGATTCAAAAGAAGGCGGGCCTCGTCGGGGGCGTCATCTTGACCGTCGACGGGCGGTACTCCCAGCAGATTGACTACTCGGCACTGGAAGCCTCGGCGTCGGCGACGCCGCGGTATCTCGTCGGCAAGAACACCACCACGGGCACGGCCACGAACTACATCTATGCCGTCCGGGCGAAACACACGGGGTGGTGTAACTCCCCGCCCGCGATTCGGAACTCGACTGACCTCGTGGGGGTGCCATGAAGTCCTGGTCCAAAACCGTCCTCGTCGCCCTCGCCGGTATCCTCGCGCTCATGGTCATCGGCGGCGGCGTGCTGATCATCATGGGCGTCGGGGTCGCCATCGACGGAACGCTGGCGGTGGCGTTGATTGGAAACGTCGTCACCGGCATCACCGGGTGCGTCGCCGTGGTCGGGAGCCGGGCGCAGGGGGCGGGCGCGCAGTGAACCCCTTCGCCCTCGTCGCCGACATGCTCGCCGACTGGCTCCGCCGCGCCTTCACCCTCGACGCCCGCAACCGTGCCGCCGTGCGCGCCCGGAGAGAGGCGGCGCGGGTGGCAGAGGCGCAGGCGGCGCATGCTGAGCGGCTGGCGCGGATGCGGGCGATGGTGGAGCCGGCCACCGCCCGCGCCTGCCCCGACTGCGGCGTGACGGGCGGGCATGCGGCGTGGTGCCGCGGGACTGCCGCGAAGCCGGGCGAAGTGCGGTGCCCCAAGTGCGCCGGGCGCGGGTCCTTCTACCTCGGCGCCGACATCGTCTCGAACAGCCTGCACTCGGAAGACTGCCGGGCTTGCGGCGGGACCGGATACGCGGCACCCGCCGACGACCTCCCCGGGCTGGCGCGGCGCGAATCGGAGCGGCGGTGAGACTCGCGTCTGTCGGGATGGCTGCGTGGTCCTGCACCTCGCCGGCCCACGCCACCCCCGCAGCCTGCGACACCACCCACGGCGCCGGCCCCTACTTCACGCCCGCGGCCTGCCCCGCCGCAGTCGACGGCTGGCTGGTCCCGACCGAGCAATGGCGCGGGCTCATGGCCGAGCGGTCGTTGATGTTCGACCAGCTGCGCCGTGACGCCGTCGCCCTCCGTGGTGCCGCCCGCGAGTTGGCCGCCGTTCCTGAACCGCCGTCGCGCATCACCTGGCTTCTGGCCGGGGTCGCTGCGGGGGCTCTTCTCGTTTTTACCGTGGAGTCCGCCCGATGAGCAGCACGACCATCATTGAATCCCCGGCTGGCCCCCCTGTCCGCACCGGCGCCGTCCTCCAGGGGATGATCGGCCTGTTCACGTTCATCGCCATGGGGTTCTCGGGGTGGGCCGCCACGAACCTGAACGGGCTGAAGGAAACGTCACTCCGACAAGAGGGGACGAACGCCCTCATGTCCGAGAAGCTGAACGGGCTATCCGACGCCGTGAAGGGGATGAACGCGGACCGCTACTACAAGCGGGAGGCGGAGCAGGACTGGGCGGAGCAGAAGCGGTTCAATGAGGCGACCGACAGGCGGGTCGGGGCGCTGGAGTCGCGGCGGCGATAGGGTGTCCCTCCGGGTGTCCTTTTCATTCTGGACGCAACCGCCAGCCCGCATCCCATCGCAACGCCGACTCACGATTCATTCGCCGCATCGCCTACTGTCGCAACGGCTTCAGCAAATAGGAGCAGCTTCCCAAGCTGAATGTCGCCGGTTCGAACCCGGTATCCCGCTCCAAGAAAGCCCCTGAGAAATCAGGGGTTTTCGTCTTTCGTGGGTGTCCCTTTCGGCGACTTCTTGGGTTTGGGTGTCCTTCTGGGTGTCCCTTTCGGTAGGACCCGGCCCTCCATCCGCTCGACCATCCGGCGCTTCTCCTCCGCGTGGACGTGGGTGTAGGTCTCTGTCATCTCCTCTTCGGAGTGCCCCATCTGGGAGCGCAGCACGATGCGATCCGTGCCGGCGAGCATCATCAGGGTGTTGAAGGTCCGGCGCAGGACCTGGGGCCCGACCTTCAACGGCAGGCCGGCCGCCTCGCCCGCCGCGCGCAGCTTGTTGTACAGGGAGGCGGACCCGCGGAACCTGCCGCCCAGGCCGGGGAAGACGAGCGGCGGGCAGCCCTCCGGCGCGGGCTTCTGCCGCTCCTTGTGGGCCTCCAGGAGGGCACGCAGTCCTTTTGTCAGGGCGATGTCTCGGGGGTCGTCGGTCTTGGTCGTCCCGACATGTCCGTGCCACACCGCCCGGGTGACGTGGATGACGCCAGCGGCCTCGTCGATGTCCGACCACTCCAGGGCGTAGAGCTCCCCGGCGCGCATCCCGGAGAACGCCATCACCCGCACCTCGGTCGACCAGCTCGGGAACTTCTCCGCGAAGGCCTCGACCAGCGTCCGCAGATCCTTCTCGGTCAGGGTGCGCCGCTCCCGCTTCCGGCCCGGCCCGCCCTTCGGCGGCTTGACCCGGTACGTCGGATCGCCGAACCCGTGATCGGCGGCGGCGTCGCGCAGCATCATGCAGATCGGACGCCACCAGGATCCGAGGGTGTCGCCGCTGTATTGCTCGCCGTTCTCGCGCCGGTGGGCCTCGACCCAGGTCGCCCATGTGTCGACGTCCGCGCGCGTGATGGAGTCGATCGGCCGGTCGAGCAGGTCCGGCGGGATGCGGGACTCGACGACGGACTGGTAGTGAGCGCGGACGCTCGCCTTCAGTCGGTCACGCTTCGCCGCCAGCCATCGCGCGGCGTACACGCTCAACGTGGGTTTCAGGGGTAGTGGCGGCGGGGCGGGCTGCTCCCCCTGGCGCAGCTCCTCGACCATGGCCGCCCTTGCCTTTGCCGCGTCCTCTGCCGTCCCGCGGTCCAGTGTCTTGCGCCGGCGGACCTGCCGGCCGTCCGGGCCGGTGTGATTGACCACCAGGTACCAGCCGTCCGGGGTCTTGAACACTCCCGGGTATTTCGTCGGCGCGGTCTTCGGCTTCACTGAGTCCTCGCGCGCAGGCGGCGGCGAACGCGTCCAGGGTGGAACGGAAGAAGAGCCAGGGTCCACTTCGCCCGCGGCGGCCGTCGGGGCGCAGCTGCCCGCGAGAGACCCAGGAGCGGACGGTGGACGGGTTGCCGGCGCGGAGA